GCAAGGACTAATTTGTACGTTCCGGAAGTCTGCGAACTTGCAGAAATTACCGCCTGAGTTCCCCCGGCAGTGTACCCGTTCCCGGCTGCAATCTCCGTAATATTCGCCTTTACGGTATTGGCCGCAGACGGTGCCGAATTGGTAAGCATGACCTTTAAAGTATCACTCCCTAAGTTGTGTACCTTTTCGGCCAGAGCCTCCACAAACGAATTGAATTTGTTAAACGTTGCCATATAAACTTTTTAAAGTGGGGTAGGCGGTTAAACCTACCCCGGATAATCACAGATCACAGCCACACAAAGATATTAGGACGCACTATTCAGCGACGCTTTATTGTCACTGAAATCGCCGTAAATCACACGGTCATTACGGTCAGCGGCAAAAGTGATACGCTCCTCAATTACCACAGTTACGAGGTTTTTGATGGCATCATCTTCGTTCTGATCGTAGAAACGGACAGACAGGCCAGCACGCTGACCAACTACCAGTTTACTGAAATCACCGAGGAAATACTTATCACTTGTTACAGTGGTATGCGGGATGATCGGCGCACCGAACAGGTTCGGGATGCTCTGGTTTGGCGCACCAAACACATACATACCGTTTGCGTCCTTAGTCAGGATCATGGCCGCATAATCAATCGGGTTCAAAAGAGAACCGGTTGCATTGCTTTTCAGCACGCGGAGTTGTGTCCATGCAGCTACAAGGGCGTCGTAGTTGTTTGCGTCAAAAATAGAACCGGAAAGGGATGCCGGTGCAGAAAACGCTGTACTGTTAAAGGTCTGGTTCAGACCGAGGAACTCACCGCCTGCACTGTTGGTAAGGAACTTGGTATCTTCCAGATACATAAGTTCTTCCACACCAACACCGGAAATCTCTGATTGCATCCACGGAATGTCCATCAGGTATTCTTCAGGCACTTTGTAGTAGTGTGCAATCTTTGTGATCGGAACGATAGTTTTTACCCAGTCCCGGTCAGATTGCGGTTTTGCGGCACCAGCGGCAACCGAAGTAGGCGCACCTTCACCACCACCATCACGGATAACATACGCATCCATACCAGCGGGCAGGTTACGAACGCTCACGATGTCACGGATATGGCTTACCTCGTACGGCTTGCGACCGGGTTCAAAAAGCGCACCACCGGGCTGAAACGCAGGTGTACCGGAAACGCTGATATTGCTGTTTGCGCCGATATTACCAACTGCTTTCAGTTCAAATGAAATTGCCTGCCTGTTTTTGGTATAGTTAGCCAGTGCCTCCTTTTTTTCTTCCATTGCCTTACCGAGTGCGCCGGATACGGTTGTATCGGCTTTCACTTCATGGCGTTGGCCTTGTGCAATCAGCGTATCCAGCGCTTTCTGGTTGGCTTCGGCATCAGCTTCGGCCTTTGTTTTAAACTGCTTCAGTTCACTGATTTCGGTAGCGTATTTCGCTTCCAATTTGGCTTCGGCGGCTTTCAGATGTCCTTCAATCTGTTCGGCGGCCTTAGTACCCATCTTACTTTCAACCTCTGTAAGGGCGGCTTTTAATTCCGCTTGTTCTTCAGGGCTGAATCCTTTTTTTTCACTCATTGTTATGAATTTAATAGTTAAAATAAATTTGTTATAGTTGACCAATCTCTAATCGGCTCATCTGCTTTTGGAGTGATAATTACCGGCTCCGCTGCCATGAGTGATTTTAACCTGCCTAATTGTTCTTCGATTTGTTTAAATCGTTCATCGGTATAGTCTCCTTTACGGAGCATTGTATCAAGCCAATCCACCGCCTCGCTGAAATCTTTGGCAGACTTCATGCCGAGCATTGGCGTGTCAGGGTTTGCTCCCCATTTTGTAAGGGTGGAATACTCCCACAACTTCCATTCAGAAACTTGCCGAACATCGTTTTTCATTTCCCACTTAATCGCATTTACCCCTATTGAGTGTTCGAGGGTTTTACCATATTCGGCATACAGCTTGTAATCGCTGTAAACGTCCCGGCTGACCTCTTTATCCATGTTTAACTGACCGAGCATCTGCAAGTATTTGCCCTGCTGTGTGCCTTCAACCGGAACCCCTAAAAGGATGTCGCCATGATTCAGCAGCCACTTTACCCGCTTAAAATGCTCTGACAGGGTTTTAGTAAACGACCCATCGAGCGAAATATCGCTGTCAGAATCTATATTTCCGATGGCATTAGCAGCCACAAGTACACGGCCTTTGCCGTCTACATCCTTCACCTCAGTTGAAAAGTTTTTATACTGTCTCATTCTATGCTATTTATAAGCCTACATTAATTTTCATCAGGTTCTTTTTGTTCAAATACTATCTCGTTTCCCTGATCTGGTAGTGGTTTTTTATGGTCATCGTCACCTAAAAGGATTATTTCAGGTATTTTATCAAATGCAGCACAACTGAATGTTTCAATATCAAAGTGCTTGCAGTTTACGCATATTGGTTGCGATACCATCATTGTTTTATAATTTTTAATATTTGACTATACCACTCACTAAAACTAACCCCACTATCAACTACACTTTTCTCATAATACTTTTTCAACATCAGTTCGCCTATCTCTTTTGCCAATGGTCTTGGGTTTTCCGATGTCATAAACTCAGCCCATCCCTCTGCAATCATTTCAAAAGGCTTGTGTGATGCTCTGCCTCCTGCGGTTGCCGCATAAGCAGATAGTTTGTTTGTGACTGACTGAACACCTAAAGCATCTTCCCTTTTATAAATCTCTAAGAACTCTTTTGAAGCCCTAAAACCAATGGTCTTGTCTATTTCATGGCCTATTTCATGTGTCATTATGTACCCAAAATCATTAGCCGATTCAGTGAACCACTTTTTATCCCTGTTCTGCCTTACGATAGCGTCAATGCTTGCCTTGCTTTTACCTTCTTTTTGATTAACAAAAACACCTACAAACTCCTTCATGTCAATTACCTTGCCTCCGGGTATTTTTGCAGTTTCGTTATTTGTTGACCATGCTATTGTTCCGTTACCAACCCTTGAAACGTGCCTGTTTACAAAAGCATCAGCACCGGCATCGGCCAATCTTTGGCCCCATTTCTCAACGTTACCCTTATACCAGTCAGATTCTTTATACTCAGCCATTAGCTTTTGTTTAGCGGCCTTATTAGCCGCCTGAGCAGAACCTATACCGTAAGTCCTAATATCAGGCATCACGGTTTTAATGTTAAATACTGCCTTATTAATATCGTTAGCAACGCCTATATCTAACCCCGTGAAATCAGCATACTTTACGCCTAAGTTTTCTTTTGCCCAAGTAGCTGCCTCATTTAAAGTCTTAGCAGGTTTAAACACCGGCTTTTGTGTCTCTGATACAACGGGCTTCACAACACCGCCACCATTTTCAAAGAACCTATCTTCAGTAGGTTTTATTCCTACATTAATTTTTGCCGCCCTTGCTATCAACCCGCCGGCCGAATCCCGTTTCGGGGTGGTGGCGTAAGTACATCGGCAGTTAATGACCATTCCGGGGCTTCCCCCTGGTGCATTCGGGTATTCAATCTGTTCTCCTGACCGGGGATCGGTAAACATTCCATCCATTGCCACGGTCTGCCCGTTCATGTGGTAGTGATCCTTTTTGTCATCCGGCACCCGGCCCCGTGTCCGCATATCCTGAAAACTGATCCACTCCTTTTGCATCTCGTACGGGAAACTATCAGCGGCAATCTTCTTACCGGTGTTAGCTGCCCGTCCTACCTCTGTCCTGACTATCCTTTCAGCCTGATAGCGTGCAAATTGGTCTGATCTGATTTCCCGGATAATGTCATCAACTGACCATTCTTTGTCAATACCTTCCTGCAATACCCTTAAAAAGTGATCCCGGAGCGTTTCCGTAGGCTTTGCGACAACGTACTGCCAAAGGTTCTTTTCAAGGTAGGCTATGATTTCCTGCACCCATATTTCATTACGACCTAAAGCCTTCCGGCCAATTTCAGCACGTATAAACCGGTAGTTGTGTTTCACGTGAAACATACCCACCTCTGAGTATATCCGTTTCACCGGTTCGCCGATCTTGTCGTTAATGATGGTCAGCATCAGGTCGCCCATTGCCGATTGCACCCCGTCTGCCTGTATCTTGTCAATCAAAGAACTAACTATACTGTTGATCGCTTTATAAACCGCCGGGAAGAACTTTTTTCGGTACTTCCGCTGTATTCGTTCGTATTCCTGTATGTACTGCTGTCTGTTCATCTACTAACCGTTTGCGGTATAATTCCCGCTTGTACTCCATTTTCCGGCGGTGCATGGAGCAGCACTTTTCCTTTGCCGTGACCGGATAAGCCTCATATACCTGTTGCGTTATTTGGTTCATCTGGTTCCATTTGCCATTCAGAAAGAGGCATACCCATTGCCGGGGTTATCCATACCTCGTCAAATTCAGGTGCCTTGTTCGTTTCCATACCCATCTGCATCAGCTTGCTGTTGGGGCTGATCGGCAGTTCCTTTATCCATCCCCACTTAGCCGCCAAATCTTCCTGCAACTCGGTGAAACAGGTCTGATCGAAATCAACTATAATACCCTTGTTCTTTTGCGCCGTGTAGGTTTGCAGGTACCGGTTCAGTTCGTCCCGGTAGCTTACCAACTGCGGCATGGCAACCCGTGAGGTCAGGGCCGATTCAGCCTCTTTCACGTTGTTGTATGTTTTGGCGGTCAGGCCGAGCAGTTCCGGCGGCACACCGTAAATGTTACAAAGCCCGATGTAGTCCCACTTTTCAGACTCAATTATATTCAGGTCCACCGGGGAAAGTCCCATCTCCTGCCATCCCATTTTATAGCCTGATGTACCTATTTTCCCGAAATTGTCTTCCCCTGTCCATTCGCCGGCAAGTGTGCCTTTTACAGCGTCCATCTGCTTTTTGGTGTCAGCGGGGGAAACTCCGTTCTGCAGTACCCTCGGATCATCAATATACAGCACGCCCTTTACCCCCTGATTCTGGTACATGGCCCCGGATGCTTTCAGGGCGCTATTATTACGGGTCAGTCGTTTCAGGGCTGATTTAACGGGGCTAAGGCCGTATAAATGGCTTCCGTTGGCATCAAAGCCGGGATTCCAGTACTTGCCGTGAAGTACCTGTGATTTAGCGAAATTGGCCTGTATTGAGGCTATATTGTAACCCGCCTCTGTCAGCGGGAACTTAGTCCTGTCTGCGATGATAGTCACATCCTGAGACGGCAGGGCATGAAAGGCGAAAGGCTGCCCCTGATTTGCCCCGGCATCCAGTAACTCGTTATACTGGTAATAGTCACCGGTCAGCAGTTTGTAACCGATTAGCGCGGTCATCATGTCCTGCATGGACTGGTACTCATTCGGGTATTTAAGCAGTTCGGTCAACTTCCCGGCGCTCACCGGCTCCAGGCTTTGCTCTTTCAGGTGCAGCAGGTTCTTGTAGTCATCACCGGTCAGTCCCTTTTTCCGCATTAACCCCTGATATGCCTTAAATTTCTGTTCGTCTTTGACCTTGTATGTCCCCCATTCCGGGAGCCTGACCTTATCCAGTATCAGGTTAACGATGGAATAAAGCTGGTCATTGATGGTGTAACCGTTGGTTATATAGCTGCCTTTATTGTCATCAATGCCGACCCATTGGCCGTTGATGATCTGAAAGGACGGGAATCCTCCTGCGGGCTTTGCCGCCTTTTTTTCGCCTCGTAACCAATCAAATATTCCCATTAGACTATTACTTCAAATTTCGGCCTCAGTTCAAACCACTCCCGCATCATCAGAGTGTCTGCAAAGTCAGGAGAACGGCCTAAAACCTCCTTAACCTGCTCTTTTGGGAGAACGGACTTTTTACCGTCCTTATCCATGTTGTGCTGCTTAACCTGCTCTAATTCCTGTACTATCAGTGCCTTAACATCAATATCTGAGCAATCAATAAAGATTTCGCCCCTGTTTATTCGTTCAGCCAACTTGAAATAACACTGACTTTTCAAATTGGCAAAGTTCTCATCCAAATGGTTCAGCGGGTTTGGTAGTGGCCGGGAGTTATTCACGAACCCTTTACACCCCAATATGTCAACCACCCCGCCGCCTACGCCGTCCTCATCCGCTATTGTCTGACTATTCGGCACGCTGTATTGTGCCTGAAAGTCTTTGATCTTTGCCGCCGTCTGCGATACAGACAGACCGTGGTAATTGTGCAATCTGACCCGGTGGCCGTCCCATATCCCGATAACGGTTTTATCATTCCCAAACCGGGCAATATCAGCGGTGATGTAACGCTCCCCGGATGGCACAAACTCATTCGTAAATAAATCAATGATCTTTTCGTAATCAACCAACGCCGCCGGGTCATCATCATACTCCCAATTACCGTTTAAAAGCCTCTCCCGGCTGTTTTTATCCAGCCCTTTCAGGCTTTCGATATAGTGATGGCTTATGTACGGATTGTCCGTTACCAAAGCCTGAATAAACTGCCTGTCTGCTCTTAGTTTCCCCTGCCTGGCCGGCTGGTAGAACTCGTAATAGGCCCAATTCTTAGAAGGGTTGCCACACATCAGAATTTTAGGGATAATTCCAAATTCATCAATTTTGTACCTGATCCGGCTTTTTACGATGTTCTTGCACTTCTCGGTAATCTGCGGTGCCTCATCAATGAAAGCCCCGGTTATTTCAAGAGATCCCAAACTGTCAAACTCAGGGTCAGACGGATAAGCAAAAAGGTCAGCGAGAATGATTTGCGACCCGTTAATGAAACTTATCACACTGTCCTGAGTATTCAGCCGGAAATGCACATTTGCCTTTATGCCCCTTTCCTTGCATACTTCAAAGAACGAATTTAGGGTCGTTTTTTTCAGGTTTTTTAGTTCTGATCGACCCATCAGCCATCTGGAACCAGGGTATTTAAAACAGTTTTTCAGCAGCCAGTAGGAACCAAAATAGGACTTCCCGCCGCCCGCCGCCCCGCCGTAGTAAACCTCGATTGTCCCCCGATCCTCTAAGAACTCAATGGCCCGTGTCTGTTTGACCGTCAGCCGCATAGTTATTTAGTTTCGTATGTCCGTTCCTCTGTCCAGTTTATGGTCAGTCCGCCGGATTGCTCTATCTCTGTTTTCTCCACATATCCCCTCTTTTTACCTTTGGTTTTCAGGTAGAATATAATAGCAGTGTCAGACGGCGGTTGCTCGAAAACCTCCCCATCTGCACCCTCTACCGATACTCCGGAAATTCGTTTGAAAAGTTGACCTTCTACATAGTCAATTGCGGCCTCTTGTGCCTCTTCGCAGGCGGCCTTAAATTCGGGGTCTTCGTTTATCCAGTTGTAGTATGAAGCCCTTGCTACACCGGCCTTATTGCAGGCATCGGTAATAATCCCGTGACACTCTTCGAGTGCATCAAGTAGTTTCTTTTTTCTGTCGTCTATCTTGTCCAAATTATGGAATTATTCCACCAAATATACAAATTCCACAAATTGGACAAATATTTATTTTTTGGACGCAAAAAACCCGGAACCTTTCGATTCCGGGCAAACCTTAAAACTACTGAAACTGAAAATGCTCAGGGCTATGATGAGGGGTTAGTGTGACCCTGGTTGATGTATTCGGTTAACGATTTATAAGCCTTGTTATAAATTCTTCTTTCATCCTTATTATTGCACAAAGCGTATAGGCACATTTTCAACGCCTCCACCAGCTTCCCAGCCCGTTCCCGTTCTGCGGAGAGTTGTTGTTGTTCCCATTCAGACATGGATTTTAATATCGCTTTAGCAGAGTATTCGTTTTCAAGCTGAAACGCATCAAAGTCGAATCCGTTC